GGATGCACGCTGGCTGCTCGCGCATGAACAACGCATCACCGGACGATCGTCATGTGGTCATTGCTGGCGAGCATTGTGCTCAAATAGTTCCTGCGCTTAAAATTAGCCCAGTTCAATAACAGGAGTTCGAACCATGCAAGAACCTGTAAGTACAGATCCGCATCTACTGCATAGGCGCACTGATCCCGTCACCTCTACTAAGAGTGCTCGCAGGCGTGGAAGTGCGCCCAATGCCGTTCGGGTGCTGGAAGTAATTCGAAGTTTCGGGAATCTTGGCTGTACTCAAGACGATGTATTTGAAGCTCTTGATATTGGAAACGAAGCTAAGACAGGTCCGCAATCTCAATCCAGTATCAACGGTCAATTTAACATCCTTGAAGACCAGCGTTTAATCTGGCGCCCGGGTGAAGAACGTATTGGATGTCGTTTGGGCGGGAAACAGCTTGCCATGTATGCGTTGGACGAGTCCGAGCAAGCTTCCGCGCTAATGAATGACAGGTTGATTCTTGAAAAGGTCCTAAACCCTCAGGAGTTAGGCGCTCTTTATAAATGGTACGATTTGCAGCAGCAGGCTGAAAAGTTAGCTCAAGAGGTTGAAGATTGGAAGAATGGAATAATCAAGGACATTCTGGGCATTAAGACAAATGGTGAGTATGTCATCGCCCTCGATATGGGTTATAAATTAAAGGCCACAGTGAAACCAAAATCCACAAACTTAGAAATCAAGAAAGGTAGAATATGAGCGTAAGCAATAAACATCCGCACTATCACAAGGACGTGCGAAACCTAGAGACGATTGACGTCTATCGTGTGCTGGCACTATTCAACGTCACTGACCCTTGCATCCAGCACGCGGTCAAGAAGTTGCTGGTCGCTGGTGGGCGCGGTGCAGGTAAAGATCTGGGCAAGGATGTCCAGGAAGCAATTGACAGCCTGGAACGGTTCAAAGAGATGCGTGCGGAAGACACCATCGGACGTTCAGAATTGGAAGCATCACAAGATCGCCTGTTTGATGTATTGCTTGGCGACGATGGTCAATCCTGGAAAGAGGCAGAGCGTTATATGGAACGAGCTCGTCCTGATTTGTATGAGCGTATTCAACAGCACAGACAGACTAAGGTCACCATCGGAAGGGACAGGTTCCAGCCATGAGCAATCAATCGAAGCTAGGCAGCTTGGCGGAAGCCGTGGTCAATACTGCGCTCGGGCTGGTCATTGCCATGGTCGCCACTGCTGCAATATGCAAGGCGTATGGCATTCCTATGTCGTGGGAGAACAACTTCATTATCACGTTCTGGATGACGGTGATCAGTGTGTTGCGGTCGTACCTGTTGCGACGACTGTTCAACGCTGCATGGCGCCCACGCTTGCAGGCTTGGTGGATAGTGCGCCGACCTGCTGTCATGCGTGCAATCGATAAGATTTGCGACGCTCATTCTAAGTACCGGAGCGGGAGAAGATTCTAATGACACGAATCAATCTGGTCCCGCCGCAAGAGCTTATGGACCAACACTTGTTCGCTGAGTTCCGTGAAATCAAAATGGTGCCCAAGTCCCTTGCCCGCAGCATTGCAGCAAGGGGCGCGGAAGGTGTGCTGAAGCGCATACCGCCCTCATTCACCCTGAATACGGGACACGTCAGCTTCTTCTACGATAAGGGTGCCTACCTTGTGGAACGGTATGCACTGCTGAGGCAAGAGCTAGAGCGACGCGGCATCAACTTCAACCGTGAGTCACCGCTTGACCCAGACGGAACCATGCTCGACGCGCCTTGGTGTGGTCACTACACTGCAACACCGGAAGCACTGCACATCATTCGGACTCGCATTGCGGAGAAGATTGCCATGAAGCCCCATTGGTACAGGTACGAAGGAAAACCGATCGCATGACAGGATTTGAAATCGCATTGACGTGTCTTGCTCTCAACGTGTTCAAGGAAGCACGCGGGGAGTCCGTACAGGCCCAGCACGCCGTGGCACTGGTCACGCTCAATAGGGTTATCAACTCCGACATGCGAAAGGACGTGTGTCAGGTTGTATTCGAGCGCAATCAGTTCAGCTGGACTATCACCGACACGAAGAATGGCGTCCTGTTACGTCACAAACGCCCGGATCGCAATAGCGTAGAATGGGCGCGTGCAGAGCAGTCTGCCTTTGAAGCGTTCTACATGGATGACTTCACTGATGGTGCAACACATTATCACGAGCTCAAGTCCAAACCGTACTGGAGGAAGCATTATCAGCACGTCGGGACATGGGGCAATCATCATTTCTATAGGAGCGAAGATGGGTATCAACATTCGTCAAAAAGGGCAGGAAGGGGAGCGCGAGATTCAGCGTGCATTGGAGCCAATTATCCGCAAGGTAATGAGCGAGGGCGGGTTCCCTCTACCGGACAAGGCGATCGTGCAGCGCAACCAGAATCAGAGCGCAGTTGGTGGCAGCGACTTGTCGAATACTTTTGGCCTAGCGATCGAAGTGAAGCGTCAGGAGCAGTTGTCGATCAATACATGGTGGAAACAGTGCGAGACCGCTGCGAACGACAATGGCGAGCATCCCGTTCTTCTCTACCGCCAGAACGGTAAGAAGTGGCGCTGTGTGACGCTAGTGTGGTTGCACTTGCCCAATGGCGCCCAGCAGCAAGCCCGCGCTGAATTCGATATGGACACGTTCCTGAGCTGGTTTGAAGAATGGGTTCGGCGGAAGTTGGTGCAGGGCGAAGTTCCACGAGTCTGAGGTTCGCAGCTTGTTAGATTGATTACGGCCACGCTATACTCCGATTGAATTAACATCTAGACGGAGTATAGCGTGAGTGAATGGGCCGACACATTAACGTAAGCAGGAGCGCGAGCTCCGGAAACGACTTCGTCGATGAATACCTCACTGACTACGATGCGTTCTCCGCTGCTATTCGCCTTGGCTACCAAGAAGCATTCGCTCAACAGTACGCCAAGAAGTTCCTTACTGAGCCTTACACGCTGAAGCTCATTAAAGAGAAGGAAGCGGAGTTCGGCATTAAGACAGAGGATGACCAGCATCGCAAGAAAATCATCGCTGGTCTGTACCGTGAAGCACATTCCAGATTCAACAGCGGGTCCGCCCGTGTTGCTGCACTTACACAGCTGGCTAAGATTATTGGCATCGAGGCACCTGTGAAGACAGAAATGAAACTGACTGATGTGTCCCAAGACATGAGCCACCTGACGCTGGAGGAGAAGCTGGCTATCAAGAAAAAGCTCTATCCCAATGCTCCCTGAACTTGTCCAATTTGATCGAGAAATAGCAAGGGAATCATTCGCCGAATACGTTAAGATGACGTGGCCCGTGTTGGAGCCTACCTCCGAGCTGAAATGGGGATGGTCGCTTGATGCTATTTGCGAACATTTAGAAGCTGTCACACGCGGGGAGATCCTGCGATTGCTCATGAATGTGCCCCCTGGCTGCATGAAGAGTCTGCTCACTGGTGTATTGTGGCCTTCCTGGGAATGGGGGCCGAAGGGTCTGCCAGGCATGAGGTATCTAGGCACAGCACACAAGCAGGATCTGGCGGTGCGGGATAACCTGAAAGCGCGACGACTAATTCAGTCCTCATGGTATCAGGAACGCTGGCCCATCAAACTTACGGGTGACCAGAACGCCAAGACAAAGTTCGAGAACGACGCCACTGGCTTCCGCGAGGCGATGGCATTCGGATCCATGACAGGTTCGCGGGGCGACCGTGTTCTACTGGACGACCCGTTGTCTGTGGATCACGCGAACAGTGAAGCTGACCTCAAGTCCGCTGAGATTACATTCACGGAAGCATTGCCAACGCGGGTGAATAATGATAGCTCTGCAATTGTGGTCATCATGCAGCGGCTTAATGAAAAGGACACGTCGGGCATCATTATCAAGCGTGACCTCGGTTATACGCACCTCTGTCTCCCGATGCGCTTCGAAGCAGAACGGCGGTGCATTACCAGCATCGGATTCCGTGATCCGCGTGAGAATGATGGTGACTTGCTGTTTCCTGAACGGTTCCCGGAAGCAACGGTCAAGAGCCTTGAAAAGACAATGGGCAGTTATGCGTCAGCGGGACAGCTACAACAGCGCCCCGCGCCACGCGAAGGTGGAATGTTTAAGCGGGCATGGTTCCCCATTGTGCGGGCTGTACCAGCTGGCACAAAGTTCGTTCGCGGGTGGGACTTAGCAGCCACCGAAGGTGCTGGTGACTGGACTGCGGGCGTTAAGATTGGACGTCAAAGGAATGGACGTTTCATTATTGCCAACGTGGTACGAGATCAAAAGTCCGCGGCTGGAGTTGAACGTCTGCTGGTTAATACGGCAAGTCAGGACGGTTATTTGTGCGAACAGTCCTTACCACAAGATCCGGGACAGGCTGGAAAACAGCAGGCGTCATACTATATTGGAAAGCTCGCAGGTTACACTGCCCACGCAACTACCGAGTCCGGTGATAAGGAAACCCGAGCCAACCCGCTGTCTGCACAAGCTGAAGCTGGCAATGTG